CATATGCTGTAAGCTCTGCACGTCGCCAGCGTCATGCCATCTAAAAAATTTCTGTCTTTTAATTACTGCAACCATTGCATCGACCCAGCGCGGGTCCTCTATTGCTTTCAGTCTTCTATACTGCGCAGCTCTGATGGCCGGGTACCTTGTATAGTTTCCCTTCTTAGCGTAGCAGCTGAAGCACGGCGTGCCGGGTATCTGCGCCAGCTTCCATCCAGTCTTGCATTCCCACGCTGGCAGGCTATAGCTCAGTCCAGGCATTTTAGACGTTCTCGTAAATGAGTCTGTAATTTTAATTGCTTCTTTTACTTTCATAATTCTTTATCCTTTAGTTTATAGGATACAATAACATTATAATTCTTTCTTGTCAAGCTTGCGGCTTGACGCTTGCAGCTTGCGGCTTGGTGCTTGTAGCTTGGGCCCTGAGCTTCTAGCCAGCGCCAGTGCTGCACTAAAATGCGGGCCCTGTCGGGCCCGCCTGACCTGCTCACCAGGCCTCCTTTGAATTTGTTGCCCGGTCCAGGGCCTCGAAGTATTCTGAGCTGGACAGTCCAACCTCTTCGATCAGGAACATGTGTTTAGAATTTTGTGTTCCAAATTTTGGATCGAGTAAAAATTTGACAGCTTTGTCCAGTATGTGCTGTCTCTTACTTCCTCCGGGTTGGTACTCAGGCTTAAGCTCTTTTTTACTCATCTTTCTCCTCCCATCTTTTTTTATTGTCTTCCATGTCCTTCTTAACCAGTCGCAGGATCTCTTCCAGCGCATCGGCTATTCTTTTTAATTGTGTTGTATCCATAATTTATCCTTTCTTTCTACAACCTGTGGTTGTGTTTTGTTGGGGCTGGGCATTTCGTCTGCAGCCTACTTACGTTTGTGCCCAGCAGGTACACTCTATAGGATTATCCTATAACAGTCAAGTGCAATAGTGTCGCACTTAACTGTTAATTAGAATCATTCTAAACTAGCTTGAAGCTTGCGGCTTGTGGCTTGCGGCTTGAAGCTTGGCTCGCTCGCTGCGCTCGCTCGCAAATACAACCAGAGGTTGTATTTGCTGTGTATTCATTTCAAACCTCCCAGTTTCCGTGCACGTACTCCTGGGAAGCCAAAGGTCTGGAACGCTCGGTTATGCCGATATGCTAACCTCAGTGATTTTAGCGCGAAGCATTTTTGAATCTGAGGCACCGCCTTTTCTAATACTGATCCCAAGTCCTATCTTAAGTATTCCCGGATAAGGCTCTATGATCCGAACCATAAAGCGCTCCGCGGTTCCTGATAGGACCAGGGATCAGGATCCAGGCCCTTGCGGGCCTGGATCTCAGTTCTTCTAGAAGAACTTTAATTCACCATGTTTTTCAAATTCATGAAAAACATCATGTAGTATTGGGTGACCAGACATATCGAACTTCGCAGTGTGATACTTTCTAAAGATACGTCCAATGTATTGGACCATCTTTTTTCTCACAGCTACTGCCCGACTATCTCCATAGTCATTCTCTACTTGTTGTAAGTAATAATTATTGTAAGTGCCCTGGTGCTTAACAACAGCATCATATAAAGCATTAATAATTATCTCTCTAGCGATTTCGCTGTTTGAGTAATCCTCAAAAGCTTTGCCGTAGGACTCGTCCCACATGCTCGCTGACTTACTGACAAGTGTGCCATTTGTAGACATATTAACTCCGTCTTTTATGTCTGCATCTTTCACTGCAGTTTGTGAATGTATACCCTTAATCCATTCCGGAAAAGTTTGGTATTTTTTAAAAGTAGACATGATTACACTATACCACAGAGTCCCAAACTATCCTATATGACAGATCGTCGCACCCTAGATACAACCTCAGGTTGTATGCAAAACCTGCATACAACTTCTGGTTGAAGTTGCGAATTAAAATCATTCTAAAGTGGCGTACAACCTCTGGTTGTACGCCACCGAAAGGTAAAAATTAATTTTCATTTATCCTATATAATCCCTTGACAATAAATTTCAATAGTTTAAAAGAAATAAATTAAACGAAAGGAAAATATGCAAAAAGAAAAAAGACTAACACTCAATGCAGAAAAAAGAAAAACGATAGAAAATGTTTTTCAATCTCATTGGGAAAGAGAAGATAGCCCTGTTGTCCAAGAGTGGACACAAGCTAAAAATACTTACGACACTATGAAACCAAAAGTTTATGAGTTGGTTAATAATGTTGTAAGATCACATCAACCACAAGAAGATGTCGATACAATTAGATCAATGATACAAAAGTATGATAGGTCAGGTGGGGAATTATACCACGATAATTGTTTCGAGTTCCATACACCAACTATTAATGATGAGGGGGAAGAAGATAAAAAAGAAGTAAAAATTAATTTTACTTTAAACCCAAGTCTATCTGGTTATCATAGAGATAGTGCTTTTGGTCGTGCTTATTATCGAGAAGAAATGAAAGCAAAAGGTATGAACCCAGATTATAGTTATCAATGGAAAGATGAAAAAAGAAACCCAAGATACTATGAACATGAAGAACAATGCGATAGGTGGTTAGGTTTTCAAAATTCATCTAAAGAAGATAAGTCAATTACTAAACCTGTTCAAGCATGGGATAGTGATGATTATAAAATCTGGGTGGTTGGAACATCTTATTGTCGTACAAGACAATTTAAAGTTGATGAAACAACTTTTGAAATCTTTCAAATGTTTCAGAAAAGCCAAGAAGATATAGTCAGAACACATGAGAAGATTTTTGCTTATACAGATGAGAAGATGAAGAAATTAAGATTAGGTCTTAAATCTTATAGATACTTTGATCAAGCTAAAGCACTTGCAGATAAACTTGGAATTGCTTTAAATGAAAGTATCTTGAATGAAAGTTCTTCAATGGCTTTATCTGTTTATAGTCCAGAAAATTTGGCTAGTCTTTTGGAAGATAAAAAGGTCTTAACTAGAGAAGAAAAAATCGCTATGTTTAGAAATCCACAATTTGCAAATAATTAATTTTGTGTATTGACAAATGAGGGATATTCTGCGAATATCCCTCATATAACAGAAAGGTATAATATGAAAACATTTTACATAACTTACTATGCAAAAAAACATGGTAAGCACATAACAAGAAAAGGTAAGCATGACGAAAATTGTCGTTATGGTTTCGGTAAGAAAAACGGAACACCTTACTATGTCTATTATGATTTAGACGCTCATGGATATAGAACAGCGACTACATCATGGAAAGTAAGAATGGAAAATGAAGATGGGGCTACGTTTGTAGAATAATTAATCAAGGGGCGCACAACCTATGGTTGTGCGCCCCTCTAACAAGAAAGGTATAATATGAGTTGGCAAGTAGCATTTTTTAATATCGCATTTGTTTTAATTTTTTTTATTTTAATTAAAATAGGTATGAGCATATGAGTAATTATAATTGGTGTCATGGACCAGATTGCCATAAACAAAGAACACAAGATAGAATAAGAGGTGTTAAAGGCAATAAGGTTTTAAGGACTAGAAAAGTAAGTTTTAATCCTAATGCAAGTTGGTATAGTGAAAACGCCTCTAGTAATTACTTTTGTAGTCAAGGTTGTCAAAATGATTTCTGGGCTATCTATGGTAATCAAATTAGACAGATTGCGCCAAGAACCGAGCCCCTTGAAACACCTATTAAGGTTGAGGTTGAAACTCATACTAATTGGCGAGGCGAACCCTACAAAACAAAAGTTATAAAAGAGGTTGACGAAATAGACCAAAGTGCTGTAGGATAATCCCAGAAAGGAAATATATAAATATGAAAAAAGATAATGCAAATAACTATTGGTACGTTCCAAAAGTAAATACAGACGCTAACGAGTTTAAGATCGTTAGCGACTCTAAAGATGAGCCGACTCTCGAGTCGGCTCAAGAGTTTGTTGGTGGTTACGTTGAGGGTATTACATTCCCTAACGGTGACTATTTAATAATAAACGAAGAGGGCAAGCTAAAAGGTTTGCCCCTTAACCCAGAGGCTACAACTCTTTGGCGTTCTACTTTTACAAAAGATAAATATGCTTTTGGGTATGATGACTTTGTTGTTGGCCCTGCAATCTTGATCAAGGCTAACGCGCTTAAACGTTGGGCAGCGTAACCTTTCTACCTGGGCGCTAGCGCGCCCAGGTTCTGAGGGCACACAACCGTAGGTTGTGTGCCCTTTTCTTTTGCTCGCTTCGCTCGCAGCTTGGACCCCGAGGGGTCCCAAACAAATACCAAAAATCAATTATAAGTTGTACGCGGGGACCCCTTTCTGCGAAAGGGGTCCCATTATATTCTGTTATATTGTAAGATCTGTACATTCGTGTATACTGAAAACATGTTAAACACCAAAAAAAGGTGCAAAAAAAATTTTATAAAAAATTTTTATGAATTTGAATGATATAGATATAAGTAAACTACCTGCGGATATTAGAAAAACATATAAGCAACTTCAGGTATTACACGCAGAAAAAAAGATACAGAATAAAGCTAAAAATGATTTCTTATCCTTTGTCAAATGTATGTGGCCCGATTTTATAGAGGGGTCCCACCATAGACACATTGCAGATAAATTTAATAAATTGGCTACGGGCGAAATAAATCGTTTGATAGTTAACATGCCCCCAAGACACACCAAGTCGGAGTTTGCCTCATACTTACTTCCGGCTTGGATGGTGGGCCGTGATCCAAAGCTCAAGATCATTCAAGCAACGCACACAGGAGAACTTGCGGTGCGGTTTGGTAGAAAAGCAAAGAACCTAATCGACTCGGAAGATTATACAAAAATTTTTAAAACTAGATTACAAGAAGATAGTAAAGCCGCTGGTAGGTGGGAAACAGCACAAGGCGGAGAATACTTTGCAGCTGGAGTAGGCGGTGCCATCACCGGCCGGGGTGCTGACTTATTAATAATTGATGACCCACACTCGGAGCAAGATGCAATGTCCAAGACTGCATTAGAGGGAGCCTATGAATGGTATACATCAGGACCACGACAAAGACTTCAACCTGGTGGTAAAATAGTTTTGGTTATGACTCGTTGGAGTGAAAAAGATTTAACAGGTATGTTAGTTAAAAATCAAAAAGAAGTAAAAGCAGATCAATGGCACGTGGTCGAGTTTCCGGCAATCATGGACCACGGAACAAAGCCCAGACCAGTGTGGCCAGAGTATTGGAAGCTAGATGAATTAGAAAAGGTACAAGCAACACTGCCCACGGCTAAATGGAATGCACAATGGATGCAAAATCCAACAGCAGAAGAAGGCGCAATATTAAAACGTGAATGGTGGAGAAAGTATGAAGGGGAAGAGATACCTCATCTACAACACGTCATACAATCTTATGATACGGCTTTTCTTAAAAAAGAAACGGCCGATTATAGTGCTATCACAACATGGGGTATATTTTATCCTGATGAAGATAGTGGGGCCAATCTCATACTTTTAGACGCCATCAAAGGCAGATACGAGTTCCCTGAATTAAGAAGATTGGCCCTTGAACAATACGAATATTGGAAGCCTGAATCCGTTATAGTTGAGGCAAAAGCTAGTGGTTTGCCACTTACATATGAGTTGAGGAAGATGGATATACCTGTTCTTAACTTCACACCATCAAGAGGAAATGATAAGCATGCACGTGTAAATGCGGTTGCACCTTTGTTCGAATCTGGTATGATATGGGCTCCTGAGCAAAAATTTGCTGAGGAAGTTATAGAGGAATGTGCGGCTTTCCCCTATGGCGATCATGATGACTTGGTGGATTCTACGACCCAAGCCATAATGAGATTTAGACAAGGCGGTTTAATAGATCACCCTGAAGATTACGTAGATGAAAAAGTTGAACAACCGAAAAGGAATTATTATTAATGGCTGAAAAAAAATATATGTTCAATGGTGTGTTGAGAGAACCTAAGTCTGATCTTGAAAGAGCTTCTGTAGGAAATCCTGGAACAAAAGAAATGTATGCATCTGAGATAAGAGAGGCACTCGCACAGAATAGAGATGACGCTAAAGTCAAAATACCAATGAGGCCTAAAAAACAAGAACCATTTAAAATGGATTTAGAACAGATTAGAAAACTTATTAATCTAAAAAAAATTAAAGACCTCCAAGATAAAATGAATTTAGAAAAAAATATGGCAGAGGGTGGTATAATGCGTGCTAACTATGCAAGGGGCACGGAACTTGAAGCAGGAGCACAACCCATAACTATTAAAGGAGATATTCGTCCTAACAATATGATGATGGCATCAGAGTCACCAGAAGAAGAAGAGGAAATGTTAAGAGACATAGAACTCTTACAAGAGATGAAAGAGTTTGAAGAGTTTAGAAAAAATAATCCAGGTTCAACATACGATGATTTTAAATCATCTAAATTAGCAAAAAAAGAAATATCTGATCTTGATTTAATTTTAAAAATTATGGAAATAGAAGGAGATGATTTTGGATCTGCTACAAAAAAAATGGAGATGTATAGAAGAATGGAAGAGAATAAAAAAAATAAACCAAAAGATCCTGCAACAGCAGTTAGAAAAATTAAACTAGCACAAGGTGGACTTAGCTCTTTATTAGGTGAATAATGAAAATTGGTGAATACAAAAAGATGATGTCTTATTTAACAAGACCATCAAAAAACCCAACGCTCGTTGAAAACATGCCTTTTGTGAAACATGATCAAATACCACCTAAGTCAGGACCAAATTCAAAAGGGTTGAATTTAAATAAAAAAAATAGTAGAAAGGTATAGGAGTATATATGGCAGATATAGACAAAGGACTCCCGAACACTAGAACTAAAATTGATATTCCCTCAGAGGAGGAAATAGCAGAAGAAGTTGCGGTTCAGGAACCACAAGATGATAAAGGACCAATAGAGGTCATACCAGAAGAAGACGGCGGCGCAACGATAGACTTTGAACCGGGATCAATAAACATACCGGGCACAGAATCTCACTTTGATAATCTAGCAGATATTTTACCAGACGATGTTATAGATCCAATTGGTGGTGACATGGTTCAAAATTATATGGACTATAAAGCATCAAGAAAAGATTGGGAGCAGTCTTATAAATCAGGTTTAGATCTTTTAGGTTTTAAATACGAAAATAGAACAGAACCGTTTCAAGGAGCGTCGGGTGCG